CTGCAGGTAGCGAAGCTTTCCTTTTACAAAAAGATGTAAACTTTTTACAAGAAGCCTATAGTGGCTCTGCATCTACAGCAACTCCAAGATATTACGCTCAATTTGACGAAGATAATTTTATAGTTGCCCCTACCCCAAACTCAAATTACGCAATAGAATTACATTACTATTATAGACCAACTAGCTTAACAGCAGGTGCGGATAGTGCTACAACATGGTTAAGTGACAACGCGCCATTTGCATTATTGTTTGGTGCATTAGTAGATGCTTATATTTTTATGAAAGGTGAGCCTGACCTAATACAGCAATACGAAAAAAGATTTATTGATCAATTAACAAGACTTAAAGATTATGGAGAAGCAAGAGAAAATACTGATGCTTATTCTGAAGGTCTACCAAAAGCGCAAAGAACATAGGAGCTTAAAATGGCAACAGCAAATGCAGCAACCACCTTTTTAGAAAACAAACTATTAGGTCATATATTTAAGAACGTAGAGTTTGCCAGACCCGGTGATGGCATTTATGTAGGGCTTGCAACAGCAGTATCTAATTTTGGTGATACTACTGGTGAGACAGATGCACCTACAATAACAGAAGCAACATTTGGTGCTTATGGAAGAATACAAGTTCAAGCATCTAAATGGGACTTAACTTCTGACACTACTGAAACACAAACAATTAAGAATAATGAGAATATTGAGTTTGCAGCATCTAACAATAGTACAAGTAATGTAATATCTCATGTGTTTGTAGCAACACATCAAACTAATAGTTTAGTGACAGAAGGGTCTAGTGGTAATGTTTTATTTATAGGAGCTTTAGATGCTACTAAAACAATATCTGAAGGTGACATATTTAGAATTAATCAAAATAATCTTACAATAGAGTTGAAGTAATGGCTTTTGTAATAAATGACAGAGTAAAAGAAACTACTGATACAACTGGTGATGGAACACTTAATTTAACTGGTTCAATCACTGGTTTTGAGACATTTGTTGCGGGTATTGGAACGGGTAATACTACATATTATGCTATAACTTTAGCGGGTACGGCAGAATTTGAAGTTGGCATAGGGACTGTAACAGATGCAAGTCCAGACACTTTATCTAGAGATACTATATTATCATCTTCTAATTCAGATAGTGCCGTTGATTTTAGTTCTGGTACAAAGACCGTTTTTTGTACATTACCTGCTTCAAAGGCAGTTATTTTAAATGATGTTGGCGCTTCAACATTAGATTTAAGTTCAGCTAATATACATGCTGGTCGATATGGCAGCTCTTCTTCACCTATAAATATAAATGTTACAGTTGCAGCTAAATCAGCACATCCATATCAAGGCGATGGAAGTAGTAGTGCATACTATTTAAATGGAATAGAATCACCTGCTTTAACATTACATGGTACAGATGGCGCGACAGCTAATTCAGAATACCATTATAGATTTACTCTTAGTTCAAGTGATATGTCTAGTCATCCATTTAGACTCTATTTAGACGCCGCTAAAACTACAGCTTTTACAACAGGAGTTACAACAACTAGTACATATTTGCAAATAGCTGTAGATGAAGATACTCCAAGCATACTTTATTACCAGTGTTCAAGTCATAGTTACATGGGTAATTATGCCATTGTTACTGGTTCTAATGTCATAAATCACAACAAAGCATTGGTTAGTTTTCCCACAGCAACAACTACACTTATAGGAACAAATACTACAGACACCTTAACAAATAAAACGATTGATGCTTCTCAGTTATCTGGCACTGTAGCTAACGCTAGATTAGATGCACAATTACAAGATGTTGCTGGGTTGGCTGTAACAGATAGTGGCTTTATTGTAGGTGATGGATCAAACTTTGTTTTAGAAACCGGTGCAACAGTCAGAACATCTTTAGGATTGGGCACAGCCGCAGTTACAGCAACTGGCATTTCTAATGGTAATGTGCCAGTATTTACAACTGATGTGGCAGACGATGACTTTTTAAGAGTTGCAGGCACGACAATAGAAGGCAGAGATGCTACTCAAGTTCTTGCTGATATTGGTGGTCAAGCTAGTTTAACATTTGGTATATCTAATACAAATGCAGTCAAAATAGACAGTGCAGATGTAGCTGATGATGAGTATGCTAGATTTACTGCAAATGGATTAGAAGGTAGAAGCGCCAGTGAATTAGCAAGTGATATAGGTGCAGCAACAACAGATGATGCAACAGCATTAGCAATAGCGTTAGGATAAGGAGAAAATTATGGCAGATGACGCAGTAGCAAGTATTCAGGCAACAGTTCTTCCTGATGAAATTGCAAAAATAATATCAGCAACAATGACAGTTACACCTGCTGATGCAAATGACAAATGGTATTACAAGTTAACAAGTGTATCAAATTCAAGTACTGATTTGATTGCTGGTAATTTTATTGATTATACAGCAGTGGATGATGACACAGCTCCAACGGCAGTGGCGACTGGAGATAAAGTAAAATTTATCTTTATAAAAAATGTAGATGCTAATAGCAGAAGTATTTATATAGTGTTAGATGCAGGCACCGCTTCAAGTTCAGTGGGTGACGGAATAACAATAGGTCCAAATGAATTTTTTTGTGCAAGACTACCAAATACCACAGTGGCTGACATACACGCTATTTCTTCTACTCTTACAGCAGAAGTTATTGTGGCAGCATTACTAGATGATGTGTAATAGGGGGTAGACAATGGCTAATACCTTTAAAAACGCAGTTTATAATGGAGCTAATACTTCGGCTAGTGCCAATATGGCAGTGTACACTGTTCCAGCATCCACAAGGGCTGTTGTTATAGGGTTAACTTTAGCCAATACTTCTTCTAGTCAAATAACAGCAAGTATTAAGCTAAGTGCTGGACAAACTATTTTTTTGGCAAAAGATATTCCTATTCCCAGTGGTTCTAGTTTTGAGTACATGGCTGGCAATAAAATCATTATGTTAACTGGAAATACTATATCTGTATCTTCCAATACAGCGGATAGCTTAGATACAGTGCTTAGTTTTATGGAGATAACTTAATGCCTTTTATTGGTAATGATCCATCACCAGCTTTTGAAAGTTTACCAACTAGACAAGAGTTTAGTGGTGATGGAAGCACAACTACATTTACTTTAAACCAAACTGTTAGTTCAGAACAAGATATTGTAGTTTCTGTTGATGGTGTAGTGCAAGAACCAACTGGATCTTATACAGTTCCAGATGGTACAACTTTAACATTTAGTGCGGCTCCAAGTTCTAATTCCGGCAATAATATTTTTGTTATGTTTTTTGGTAGAACTTTTGGAACAGTTACACCAGCCGCAGAGTTTAAAGGTAACTTCAAAGGTGGTGGCTTGTTTAGAACTAATGCCCAGAATTTAACTGCTGACATAACTATACTAGCCACAGAAAATGCACAAGTTACTGGAGAGTTTACAGTAGATAGTGGCGTTACATTGACCATTAATAGTGGTGGAAGGTTGGTGATATCGTGAGTACAATTAAAGTTCAAAACATAGCACACACAAATGGCACTAATGCTATGACTATTAGCAGTGGTGGTGTTGTTACTCAACCAAACAATCCAATGTTTAAAGCTACGGGTGCAGATAACGTAGCAATAACTAATAACACTTTTACAAAAGTTACATTTAATTCTGAAGAATTTGATGTTGGTGGTTATTATGATTCCACAACAAATTATAGATATACACCACAAGTTGCAGGAAAGTATGTTATCTATAGTAGAGCTTATATTACTTATGCTAGTGCAGCTACTGAAAACTTGTATCTTGCAATATATAAAAACGGAACTGAGGTATCTAATTTTGCAAGAAGTGATGACAATTCACTTTATGGTAGTGTTCAAGTATCTTCTTTAATAGAAATGAATGGAAGTAGTGATTATGTAGAAATTTATATAAAAGCATCTATTAGTAGTGATGCTAAGTATTACGCAGGTGGAAGCTTAGGTGAATTTAGTGGTTATAGGATAGGAGGATAGCATGAGTACAGTAATATTAGACACAATCACAGGTAAGTCTACCTCAACAAACATAACCATTGGCTCAACACCTGTAGTGAGTGCAAGTGCAAACTCTTTGACTATTAGAGGTGAGGGTACGGCACAGACAAGTATTCAGCAAGGGTTGTGTAAAGCATGGGTTCATGTAGACCAAATAGGCACTTTTGAAGGTAATGTTGACTCTTTTAATCATGGCACTACTGTAGATAATGGACAGGGGATACATTCTCCTATTTATATTAATCCTATGGCTAGTGCTAATAATATTGTGCATTATTCAGCAGATATTCCCTCAAATGCGGCTGATAATGCACAAAGAGTTTTTAGTGTGGCTACAACAGGATATTCTATACAATATTATTCTGGAGCTAGTGCTGAAGATA